ATCATCTTCTACTACTTTTTTTTTCTTCTTTGATTTAGTTGTGTTTGTAAAATACTTTTCCTTAATATTGTCACTAAGATTATTTACTTGATGAGGTTTAAGCTCACCAAATGATAAGTTCATATTTAAGGGTTTGTAGTCTTTGTATTCGTCTTTAACTTTCCAAGCCATAATATAGTTTATTATAAATATAAAAGTCATTATATTGTTCACAACTTGTATATTTTATTAAAGTTTTTTTATATAATTATAATAATTGTAAAGTTTAGTTAATAAAAAAGGGTTACCAAATAGATAACCCTCTTTTAAATTGAGTAACGATTTATTAATTATCCAGTAGTGATAGTTAAATTTGCTTCATCAGTTAAACCGTCAAACGGATATTTAGCTGTAGGTGTTCCACCTGTACCAACTCCTGCTGTAGCATTTATCCAAATTAATGGTTCTTTTTCCTCACCTCTTAGTTCTAAAGTAAAACCTGTCATATCACCTTTAGCAGCGCCAGAAACAGCAGTACCAGCACTAACGTCCATTCCGTTATCCATACCTAACAAAAATAAGTTATCGTTGTTATCAAGAACAAAAACTTGACTTCTATTGTAAGAAATTAGTTTAAGCTCGTTAGATTGTGCAACGCTTAATTTTTGCATAGAAATAGATAACGTTTGTTCAAAAAATGTAGTACCTGTTGCAGGATCACTAGTAAAGTTTACTGTCATAGAAGATAAGTTTGGTCTTAAATCATATTGAAATACTGTTACAGCTCCACCACTTTGTATATCCCAATTAGCAAAACCTGCTGTATCTATAACATTAGTATCTGTACCGTCAAAGGTAGCATTAGCTCTAATGTCTGAACAATATGACTTAACAAAGTATATACGCTTTAAACCACCTATTTGGTCTTTACAATCAACTAATAAACCTTTTGTTAAATTACAAGCCATGTTATTTATTTTATATTATTAATACTAAAAAAAAGGGGTGGTATTTCACACCCCTAATTTAATTTAATTTAGAATGTTACACCAACAACTCCGTCAGTTCCAATTCCAGTTTGTACTCCAATTCCAAAGTTCATTACAATTCTTACATTGTCTGAACCGTCATATTGGTAAGTAGGTATTAGTGACGCTTCTGTTAAGTCAGTACCTAAATTAGTACCAAATACTAAATTGTCTTTGTATGTTGCTACTATAGCGTCATCTGGCATACCAGGACATCTGTAAATTGGGTGTCCTAAGTAAGTAAGTCCTTCTGGGTTAAGAGTTAAACCTACCATGTTAATACCCTGTCCACTAGCAGTACCTGCTAAAAACTGAGAATAGAAGCTATACGTTTTGTTATTCATATAAAAACCAAAACCCTCTTTAAATTCAAGTCCTGGGTGATTTGCTACAACAGAGTCATAAACTGCTTTTAAACAATCATCAATGTTAGTAGAAGAAATAGCAGTACCTACACCAGCCATTGTTACCTGTGTAAAGTCTGCACAAGCAGAAGCGTTAAGACCTAATTGATCAAATACACCGTCATCAGACAAAAACCCTGCTCCAAATATTCCACTAGCGTCTGCAACCCAAATACCGTTTTCTATTTGTGCAGAAGCCTGACCTGCTACAACTTCAATTAAAAAGTCAGAAAAATTTGCAGGTAAATCTCCGTTTTGTGTCATATTTTTACCAACCCAAGTAGGATATACAGTTGCTCTACAAACCTCTCTATTTACTTTTAAATCAGTAACTGTTAATACTCTTTCACCTAGTGTAGTAGTTCCTGCATCTGAAAAGCTACAAGCACCTGTTGCTCCAACAATAGGATCACTAGTTACTAAACTACTAATTACTGCTTTACTTGTTAATCCGTCCATTATTCTTACATATCCTTTAGCTACTGTGTCATTAGATTTTACAGCAGATGTTACATAAGGTAATGCTTGTTCACCTGCATAAGTAGTAGCAGGGTTAACAGTTACATCAAAATTGTACTGTTTACTTAATTCATTTAATTTGCTCATCTTTTAAAAAATTTAGTTATTTATTATTAATGTAATATGCTACCCTATCTCTAGGTGACATTTTAGCTAAATCAACTTTTTTTACTGATTTAGTTTCATTTTCAGGATTGTGAGTAAAACCCTCTGCTCCTGGTGTTTTTTCTAGTTCAACTATTTGTGATTTTAGTTCTTCTACTTCTTCTACTAATGAAGTAATCATATCCTTTGACATTTCTACCATTTCCTCTTCTTTAACTTCTTCTTTTACTTCTTTAACCTTTTCTACTTCTTCTACTTCTTCTGACATTTCTTCTTTATCACGATAAGCCATTTCTTTAACTTTCTTAGCCATTTCTCTAGCTTTGTCTTCGTCTACATGGTCAGGTGTATGGTCAAATATAGCTTTAGATAGTTTTTCTTCGTCTATTTCTTCCATTTCTTTTTCTTCTTCTTCTTTCATCTCTTCTTTTTCCTCTTCGTTTTCTACTGCTTCTGCGTCTTTATCTTCTCCCATGTCAAGTATTTTAGAATTTTCATCTATAGTCAATTTCATTCCGTCAGACATTGTATAAGAACCTGCACCTAATGGTGAGGTTTCACCGTCATCACCAACAACCATTACAGTAGAACCAATCATAAACTGGTCATCTTCGGTTGCTAATACTCTACCGTCATCTAAAATCATTTCAGCATACATTTTTGTTTCTTTACTTTCCTCTTTTGATAATAAGAGTTTTTTGATTTTTTCTATTGTAGTCATTGTTACCTTTTTTTTATAAATATTAAACTTAAATTATTGTTCACAGGACTAGCGTTTTACTGTCCTATTTTTTATAGCAGAACATACTTTTACAGCAGTTTGTTTATTACCATATTGCTTTACCATATCTCTTAAACATTGTTCAAAAGGGTACTTTGCTAATGCTTGATTATTAACAAAGTCAGCATACTCTACATATTTATATTTTTTCTTATACTTTTTACGTTTTTTACCTAACTCATTTTCTTTGTATTCTACCTTTGTACTATCTTCGTGAGTTTCACAAGCCATGTACCTAACTACTCCGTTTACTCTATGAGTATGAAAACCTTTACAACCTTTAAACATTTCTGCATATATAGTAGCTTCTTCTTTAGTAGAAAATAAAGGCTCACCGTCTAAAGTTCCTACTACAGATAATTCATTTTCTAATATTAAATCTTTAATTTTTCCTAGTGTAACTTCGTCAGGACAATCAGTACATTCTTCTGCTAAATCTATAATATCTTTAGGCTTTGACGCTTCTATTAGTCTGTCTGTAAAATAACCCTCAATACTAAACCCCCTTACCTTACCTTTTTTTACACTTTCCCAAATTTCAGGATTGTTAACTTTCATTTTTACAAACCAAGTACCTACAGGTAATTTATTAAAGCCATAAGAATTAGATTTATCATTTTTCTTATCTTCTTTTATCCAAGATTCTACAACTGTCATACCCTCTACTGGTACTTTATGCTCATAAGTAGCGTTATTGTTTCTTAAACTTGACATAAACAATTCTTGTGCTTGTTTTATAGTATCTTCTGTAAAAAACACAATATATTTTTCGTCTTTTTCTTGATCGTATCTAGGTATTTCTTTGTTAGGTATTAATACAGCTCCAACTAAAGTTTTTTGCTCTTCATCTAATTTAGCTAAAGTTAAAAATTGGTCTTTATTAAAAAATACCCAGTTTTCTTCTATAGCAGGAAACTCTACTAAACTTATAGCCTCTACACCAAACCTTTCTTCTTGTTCATCAATAATTAGTTCTACTTTTTTTAGTTTTTCTTTGCTCATACTTATAAATATAAATTGTTTAAAATTGTTTATAACGTTGCTTGTAAATTTAAATCATTCTGTAATGCTTGGCTACTACTAACATCACTTTCTACTACAAATGCTTGTACAGGTGGTGCGTCTGCTGTTATTGCTCCAAATGTAGGTGCTACAGGTACAGTATTATCTACTACTTCTGGTGTTGCAGGTGCTGTACCTCCACCACTTTCACCTGGTATATCTGTTTGTAATATACTTCTAACATTTGCTAAACCTGTAGCTATAATTCCTACTGCACTAGCTATACCTACTATACCTCCTTGTGCTATAGCTTTATTTGCTCCTGCAAAAGTATCTATTGTTGCATTTGCTACAGCTATTGCCTTACCTGCCTTACTACTTTCACCTACTAATGCTCCTATACCAGACAAACCACTTTGTATTGCTTGTCTTTTAGCGTCTTCTAAAGCTATTTTATCAGCTAATTCTTGTTTATCTATTGCGTCTTGTTTATCTTTTTCGTCAGCGTCTATTTTATTTATTTTAGCATTAAACTGTTCTTTAATTTGCAAAATCTTTGCATTTCTTTCTTCTTCGTTAGATATAGTTAATTCTGCCATTTTAACCAACCTATCTCTTTCATTTTCAAATTCTGTTTTTTGTCTTTC